GAGGTTGAAACCTTCAGCGCTGAACGGGTTCTTTGTGCCCGGCATGATCTCGCCGCTGGCCCTAGACGATGGAGCCCCACTGCCTTGCGGCTTCGGTGCTTTTTGCATCCATGCCGGGGTTTTAGCCTTCGCCCATTCGCCGACTGGGGTGCGCTCATAACCATCAACCACAACAACAGTGCCATCAGGCTCACGTTGTATTTGGTCGCGCTTTAGCTGCGTGTTCAGCACCAATTGCGGATCATGAACGACATCAGACAATGCGCTGACAGCAGGTGCCATCAGCTCCAGCTCTTGCACTCGATCGGTCAGTTCCTTGATCTGTTGATCTTTCTCAGTAGCTGATTCCCTGAACTGCTGCTCAAGTGCAGCTTTGGCCTCTATGTACTGGCCTTTGCTTTCAAGCTGCTGTTGCTCGGCGTTGGCCTTGAAATCAATCAACGCCTGAACGTCAACATCAGCGGTCTTTGTTTTGTTTAGCTTGCCGATCAGCTCATAATTCTTTCGCTCTAACGCTTCAACGCTTTTCCTTAGCGCTTCAACATCAGCTGTTGGTTGTTCTTGCTCTTGAGACGTAATCTCTTCGGTCATGTGAAACCCGTAAGGCTTATTTACGCCAATATCCTACTTTCTCTTTGTCGCTGCTTTTAGCTGTGATCGACGCTTTAGGACTGGGTTGCCTGTTGATTCTGACTTGATCTTGATCACTGGGTCATCTGCAGTGCCAACCCTAACGATGTTGCCGCCTTTAGGCCCTTTGATTGCAGCCCTGGCGCCGCCCATTGCGGTAACAGTGCCAAAAGTGCGCTTGCCTTGATAAACCCAACTGACCCGTTGACCTTTTCTCATTTTTTCTTGCCGCCTTTCTTGTTGCCTTTTGGCTTCTTATAACCGCCGCATTTCATGGCTAAGTTGCTGCTGCTCTCATCCTACGGCTGCCCGTACCTTGCTTTCAGCTGCTTCAACGTCAGCTCTGAGCCATCACCTGCAACAAACTTACGGATTGCATCCTCTGGCCCGTACTTCTTCACCAGCTTGTTCCAATAGGGGATCCTGCTCGGCCCCAAAACATCGCGCTTTATGTCGTCGCCTTGCTCCTGCAACCATTCCCCATAAGACTGATTTGCCGGGACCGTCCGCGTCTTGGCTGCTTTGCTCATCGGCCCTGAGATAATGCCTGGCCTTCGTATTGCGCTCGGTGGTGGCTCAGGCATCCCTAGCGCTGCATAATCGATTTCTGGCACGGTCGTTGATCTGCAGTTGAAATGCTGCGGAGGTGTTGGCCCTTTGCCGTACTCAAACACCTGTTGATCTAACGCCCTGCATCGTGCCGATGTGCGGGAATCAAGCGTCGCAACGTATTTGTATTTCTCGGTGATCTCAGCGTTCGCCTTATAAGTAGCTTGGCTGATCGCATTTGCCACCTGATTGACACTGGTTCTCACCAGCGTGTTCACCTGATGATTGGCCACCGCTGTGAGCTGCCCGCCTGCCTGCGCTAGTTGCCGCACTGACAACGGACCAAAATCAGCAAATTTCAAACGGCCCTTTAGGCGCCTCGCCATCTGCGGCCCTGTGTCACCCGCTAGGAATCCAGACTGCACGGTTTTGGTGAACAGCTCGGCTTGAGATTCAGCGATCCCCCTAAACGCTTTCGATACGGTTGAGCCATTTGGCAGCGTGATTTGAGCGCCCTGAGTTGCAGTCAGCCTGAACGTTGTTGGTGATGGCCCTACGGCTTCCAGCAGGTCGTCAGACAGAACATTCAAGCCAATTTCAATTGGGTCTGTCATCACAACAGCACGCGCAAAAGCTGGATCAATTTGCAACGCCCTCACCTGATCAATCAGCCGTTCTGGCACCATCTCCAGCAGTTGCGCCCTGACAAACTGCTCCTCAAACGCTGAAAGCCCTTGAAGCTCACCCACTAACAATGCAGAGCTTTCCCCTGCCCAGTTGTTGAGGCTTGCCCGTAGCTGCCTGATAATCTCCCTAAGCCGTGTCTGGCGGTCAAATGCACGTTCATCCTCGACCAAGATTTGCAGATCTGCGACAGCCTGCAAAATCAAACGGTTGTAAGCAATTGCAATCTGCTTTGCCTCAGCATTGCTGAATCGATTCAGATCAACAGCGTGCCGATAGAACTCAGACGGGGTGCTCATTCCTGCAGGCCACCGGCAGCCGTTACCTCAAGCTCCTCCTCAAGGTCAAAGTCATCACCAAGCACTTCACCGGCCTCAAGTTGCGTCAACAACGTCGATTGCGTGATGGTGCCGGCCAAATAAAGCTCAAGCAATGCTTTGATTTCGCTCGGGTCCATTCGAGCGCCCATGAAATCACGGTTGATCAATGCGCTGCCGGGTGATGCGTCGTTCAGATAATCAGCATGAAACCGCAGGCAGTTGTCGATCATGTCCTGCATATTTTGGGCGATCACCATCATCGTTGAATCGCCTTGACTGCGGTCGATGCGTTTCGACTCGGCTGTTTCGGCTGAAAGCTTTTGGCCCAGCACACTGGCCAGACCTAGCTCATTGATCTGCTTTTCGATCTGATCCAGCCGCTGAAACAATGCGCTGAAACTGGCTCCACCCGGCTCGATGTATTGAGCTGATGCGCCTTCTGGCAAGGCCATTGCTTCATTAGGCCCGGCGCTTATCTCCTCTGCTGATTGCGGGAATCCAAAAATTGCCAACATGGGAACTGCCGCAACATGCAAGATGTTGTCTAAATCTGATTGGACTTGATACGCCTTGATGTTTAATTCACCGATGTCTTCCATCGGTGGCTTTGACTGTAAATAATTTACGCGGTTGCTGTATGCAACTGAAAACGGTATTTCGTTTAAGCTTGTTGTACCTTCCTCAAACAATGTGTAATCTTTTTTGTCATCTTGCCTGAAGATTTCATAACTGCCTGGCGTCAATACTCTGACTTGATTAACTCTTTTTTCGCCATATTCTCCGTCAGGCTCGGTTACCTGTTCTTTTAGCCTGAGCTGAACAAGCCGAGGCTTGCCATCTTGCGTTTCAGTGCGCCAGCCCAAAATGTCTCTTGGCGTGTAAGCGCACCAATAGGGGCTGCCGTTGCCATCTGTTGGCGCATCAACCAAAACACCCACATGGCCATAACGGATCGCCTTACGGGCTGTTTCATACACCCAGGTGTTCAGGTCATTGCCCTGATGATCAACATCAAATAAGTCCTCTCTGATGCCGTCTGAAATGTCATTCAGTTTTACCGGCTTGCGGGTGAGCATCCCGGCCAATAGCCGTTCAAGCCTGACGTAATACGGTTGGAGCGTGCTGCGGAGCAGCCTGTTTTGGTAGGCATCATCTTGTTCACGAGGTTCCTGCGGGAGGTATTTACGGCCCTCTTTCCTGATGCCATAGGTGCCTGTCAGCAGGCATTCGATCAGCTCCCAATGTGGTTCCTGATCGATCCATGCCTGATTCGGGTCATAGACATTTACAACCTTTGAGGTTTTAACTCTATTCCGTGCCGTTGATTGATAGCCCAATGCTGCCGCCGCCTTTTGCTAACAGTTTAGGCCGGTTCATCTTTGATAATTTTGGCGCGGCCATTCGCATCAACTTGAATCAACTGATGCTTTCGCGGTTCACCGTGCTTTGGCTGCAGCAAACGGCCAACAGCGGTCACAACAGGCCGGGTCATGCTGTGGCCTCTTCACCGTCTTCAGTCAGCAGTTCGGCCACGGCAAGCCCGGCGATAATGTCGCTTTTGGCGAGTTCCAAAGCTCCAACCAGCTCAATCACGCTTAAGCCTTCTGTTTCTTCGATCAGCGCGTCAAGAGCGCTCAAAAATTCTTCCATGGGGCTGGGGATGCGTTCGGCCCTAACTTAGCAAGAGGCATCAAAACAGGCATGAACGATCTGGACGTAAGCCCCACCCCAGACGATTGCGTGAGGGTATGCCTGACCGAGGAAGGGATCACCAGCTGTTGCAACGTGTCGTCAATGCACTTGGTGGAGTCGCACCGTAAGCAGCTGCGGCAGGCCAATGCCCGCAAAGCAGCAGCGGCTTATAAGCACTAAAAAACCCCACTCCCGGCAAAGAGTGAGGTTTGGGGGGATGACGGTTCTGTCAGGAACCCATGGAAGTGAAAAGATCGTAGCAGGTCAGCTGAAACGCCGCTTACCTGTACGGCGCTTTATTACGCTGACCTTTGAGGCCCGGCGCAACGGTGCAGGCTTGCCAAAAAGTGATGTTTGACTAGCTCCAGTGTCGCGGATCCTTGCCCCTTTGCCCCCTCCGCCACCAGTGGCCCTTAAGGATTTGGTCTTGTCGTACTTGATAGCCATGCGGACGCGACCTGTCACGTCGTTTGCTCGCTGCTGGAAACGGCTAGCGGCCCTTGCTTTTGATCTAAACGTTACTTTGCCTGCGGTGCCTGCAGGGCGTGCTTTCAAGGCTGCGTTGCGTTGTTTTACCGCTGATTTGAACGCTGAACTGTCAGGCTCTGCCCTTAGATATTTGACCTTTGCTTGAGTTGTCTTAAGTCGATTCGCCCTTGTCCTTGCATTGTCCGGCGCCCTTTTTGCTGAATTTACAGTTGGCCTTTTGACTGGGGTTTGCTTAACGCCTTTCCTCAGGCTTCGCGGCGCTTTGTAGCCAACTTCCTTTTTAACGCCTTTCAGTGCCTTCGCTGGGTTGCTGTAGAACTCAGCCGCCTTCATTGATGTTCTATAGGTCTTGCGATTCTTCGCGCCTCTTGCATTTCCCCGACTGTCAAGGCTTCTCTCTTTATTTGCCGTGGCTCTGCCTTTTTGCGCTTTTGTGGCCCTAGCTTTCTTGATAGTTGACGATATTTTGCCAGCTTTTAGTGACGGGGTTTTTCTGTTGACAGGGAATTGGGCTCTTATGTTTCTCCTGGTTTGAATCCTTGAATCAACCTCATAAACTGCATCATTTAGCCGTTGGTTTTGTTTTTGCCTTTTAGGGCTTGAGAAAGGCGCCATCTTGTTTTTGTTCGATACGTCAAACCTTGCGGCCCTCTCCTCTGATCGAGCTTTGTTGACGCTTGATGTCGCTTTTCTGTCGGCCTTTCGGCCAGCATTGATTCGACCGCCCGTGCGAGTGACCTTCGCTACGGCTGGTTTTGCTGCGGCTGGTTTGGCATTGCCTTTATAGAAAGCCAACGCCCGGTCCTGAGTCCTTTTGGCATTTGCTGCCATCCGGCCCGCTCCCTTTTGGGTGTTGCCTGCTGGATTAAGGCTGATCGATCGCTCCTTTGTGATCCGCTTGGCCCTGCTCACCCGCAAGGATTCAGCAGATCTAACCCTCTTAGGTGTTGCTGCTGCGGCCTGACGTTTTGACTCTGCTTTTGCTGCTCTTTCAGACTTCCTCTGAGCTTTGGGCTTCATCAGCCGCGCAGTTTCAGCCGCTTTTACTTGCTTGGCAGCCTTGCTAATACTTGCATCAAGCTGCTTGCCTCTGCGGCCTTTCATCGGGATGTTGGCCTCTGCCGTGTCGCCACGCTTGGCCCTGCTTTTCTTCCCGCCAGTTGCTGGATCCTGGCCCCGTGCTCCTTTCGTCAACCGCCCGCCATAATCTCGGCTGCGCTTATCCGTTACTGACGGTTTTGATAGCGCCTTGCCCAATCGGCCCTTGTCTTCTTTAAGCATCCGGCCCCGCAGTGCCTCAGCCTGCTTCTTTACGCCACGCAACTTGTCAGCCGATCCCTTTAGGGCTTTGCCCTTTTTTATCACATTATCGATCGCACGATTCATCTTGGTGCGCGGTGATTTTGGCCCTGCTTTGATCGTATTTTTAGGGCCAAGCCTGCCGCCAGTCCGTCTGATGTTGCCTTGAGCGACGGGCCTGGTCAGCTTGCCGGTGGCCCGTGCGCTATTGGCCGTTACGCTTTTTTTTTTAGCGCGTGCTGCCGTAAGTTTCTCGCCTCTCTTGATCCTCGCCCTCAAAACATCAGGGTTTTGTGTGCGGGTAAGCCTTGAAGTCGTTTTCTTCGATGCGCTGATCTTGCCGCTGTAAATGTCTTTAGCCCTCTTTGCAACAGATGCGCTGCGGGATTGTTTAGCACTACCGGCCCCGTCGCCCCTAGCTGCATAGGCTTTCCTTTCGTTGCTGGAAGCCCTTTTGACCCGTGCAAGCTCCCTTGCTTTTTGCTTGCTGCGTGGAGCGTCTGCGCCTGCTTTAGGTGTTGATGCCGATCTGCGGCGCTGCATATTTTTGACCTTAGCTGACGCGCTATTGGCCATTCGCCGTTCATTAGCGTCTGCGCCTCTCAGGTCTGCATTCCTGCTTCGAGCGTCACCGCTGGCACGCTTGTAAGCAACTTTTGCCTTATTGGTCGCCGCCTTGCTGGTCCGTGCTGCTGTCGGCTTTGATCGTGCTGCTACATCTCTTGCGATTTGGCGGTCAGTGGCCCTGCTGCTTGCGTTGACCTTCCGCTTTGAACTCGACTTTGAGATGGTGTTTTTCATCTCGCCAATCCTGCTTGGCTTGACGATTGCCCCGCCACCGTCGCGTTTCTTGCCCTTAGCTTTCAGCCGTGCGCCACGGCCTCCCGTCTGACCGCTAAAACCCTTAGACGCAAAACGCCCAATTGAGTCGCGGACGTACTTCCTGCCAGATCCGCCGCCGCGCTTTGCCATTGTTCAATGTTTCGTTAGTAAAGTCTAATCCCGGTGCCACGGCCAGCCCTGCGATGCAGTGGGTTCAGCTCACGCCATACAAGATACCCTGCCGCGTCGTTCATGTGATCATGGCCAGATTCTTTGTCTGGCTCCTGCCGCTCGTTATATGCCTGCAGCTCTAGGCATTCGATCAGCTTTTTGCATCGTGGGTTGATCTGGATCCTGATTTCGCCTTTCCCGTTCTCCAAAGCACCTTGCACAGCAGATACCCGATCAGCAACCCTCGGGTTTGCCTTAGGTGATTGGTTGCTGATGCCATAGCTCGCCAAGATCTCCAGATCAGTCTTAGTCGCATTAGTTGACCTGTTCCCACCTGATGCGTCGGGGTAGCCGTAAAGCGTGCGGCCTGGGTAACGAGCACAGATCTCCTGTGCCAAGGCATCAGTATCGTGCGCCTGGCTGATCTCATCGATGAAATGCAGGGCATTGCCTGACCGGATCGCGACCACTGCGTTCATATTGGTCACATTGAAGTCAATGCCAATTCTCAGCGGCTCCTCAGCCAGCGGGTCATCATCAACGTCTGCAACGTGCTTGGCCCGGTCAAACCTGTCATAGACCGTGCCCGTCGCCAGGTTTTGGTATACGCCTTCTAGGTAAGCCCGGCATTGCTCTTGGGTGTAACGGCTCAGCAGGTCATCGACGAAACCAGGCCGGAGGTTATGGGCATTATCTGCCGTCTTCATCCTCAGCAGCGCTCGGCGCTTGCCCTCCCGTGCTGCATCAGTGCCGAAAGTTTGGTAATGGAACCCAAAGCCCTCTGGCGTTGAGTAGCAGTGGAGCTGGTTGAAGTTTCCGACCCTGATACGGCCCAGGATCTTGTCATAAGCACGCTGAGCGATTGAGGCTTTCGCAGTATCAACCTCATCGATGATTGCGAAGGCCCAGTCATCACCAACGATGCGTTGATAATTTTCAAACGACAGGCCAAGGATTGTTGAATCACCGCCAGGAAAATGCAAAGTATGACTTACATACGGCGCCACTCGTGGGGTGTATGGAATGCCAAAACTATCTAAAAAATCTTCAAACTTTGGCGCCCAAATTCTGCGCACCATATCGCTGGTTGGTTCCATCACACAGCCGACAAAGCCTTGGTTCAAGGCGGCCATCTTTACGGCGACCGCATGAGCGCAATAAGTCTTGCCGCTGCCATAGCCAGCGCTGATGCCGATTTCAGGGATGCTGTTAGGTGATCCGCCTTGTGATGCAGCGATAGCGCTAAGCCTTTCCACTTCAAAGGCGCTGAGCTGCCCAGCGTTAAGCGTGGCCGCGATGCGTTGCAAAAGGTCGTCAACATCAGCCAATGCCGAACGGCTGCCGACCGCCTCAGTCTGCAGTTCTGCCAGCCTGGCCAATATCGGGTTATTCCTCTTCACTTGGGACTAATTCTTGACCAGTTTTGGCCTGAATGCGAAGCAACACCGTCCGTTCTTGCTCTGGCGTGAGGTTTGCCTCAGCGATGGCTGATACGGCAGCTTCAATGCCTTCATTTCTTGCGCGTGTGACGGCTGCGTTGTCGCTGTAGTGCTTGCGATATGACGGACTATGAGTAAGCATCCATTGCGCTGATTTGCTGTCACCATCTTGCGCACAACTTGTGATGATATTTATAAATTTATGAGCCCCGGCTGCACGACCTTCATTAAGAGCATCCAAAAGAGCTATTTCTTCTTCAGTAGGGCTAGGGCCTTTTGCATTGCCAATCCACTGCTTTAAGGCTGCATAACTAACGCCAACTGCAGCGGCGATGTGTTCTAGAGCTGCGCCATATTCTGCGAGATGGCGAACGGCTTCAATTACTTTTGAGTTTAGTTTGTAATGTCGCCGCCTTAAGTTTGCCATTTTAACCTACTATTGGGAGACATTATAGAGCAGGTTCAACGCTCTTCCAGGTTTCGCCTTTGCGAATGTGCTTAATAGCGCTGACAGAAACATCGTATTGAAGAGCAAGTTGATATGGGGTGTAGATATTATTTTGCAAAAATTTTTTTATGTCAGCAACTTCAAAGGGTTGCAGTTTTGCATTATGGGGCGTCGCGCAAACACGCTTCCTGCTCATCACGATTTCAGGGGTGATTGTTTGCTCAGTCCTGAAAGGATGGTTGCAGGCGGGGCATCGACGGTAACGAATACGGGTGTCACCTTTGCGCCGTGTGCATGTGGTGCGGATGACGGGTTTACCGCAACTTG